TCCATCTGTATGTTGTTTCCTGTCAGCGTTGCCGCCAAGAACGACACCGTTCCGTCCGGCTTTTTTGCCCAAAAGGTCAGTCCTTCGTTGGTTGGCTGAATGATTGCTCCATTGGCTTTTAGTGTCACAACTGCACCACGGCCTATGTTGTTCTGCTGCGCCTCCATGATTGGAAGCGGATACGGTTTATAAAGATCAACCTCGATCGGATAGTATAATCGCATTTATGCCCTCCTATGATACCCCAGTTATAAGCCCGTTCTGGACTGTCAATCTGCTTGTTCCCATAGTCACTGTGCCGCTCCACCCTTCTGCAAAGTATGCACTTCCATATACGGATAGTTTTCCAAGCACCTGTGCATCGCCGTCGAAGGCTGCTGCTCCATCTGCGCCAAACGGGATCCGGAATCGTCTGTTATTGTTATGGTATCCCGTAAGTGCTTCACCAGAAAGGACAAGCTTCGAGTTCCCTTGGTAGATATACTCCAGGGATTTGTAGCTTGCTAGACTGCTGTCCATGTGGAATCCGTTGGCGTCAATCCTTGCCGCCTCGTTTCCGTTTGCGTCCAGCACCCTGCAAACGCCGTTTCCGTTCTCGTTGCCGCCCAAGGTTAAGGTTCCGCCTTTTATGATATTCGCTACCATCGTCCCTGTGACGATCCAATCAGCCACAAATCCATTTTGCTCGAAGCTCCAAACGGTATCATAGGGGCCATTGGCTCCGTTGTGGGAGTAGGTGATACCATTAAGGTTAAGCCACAGGATCTTTTGTGCTGTGGCCTCGTCCTCGGTGTCCATGATCTTGATCCCGTTCGGCTTGCCGTCCGAGTTCTGGGTGATGAGCATATTTCCGCCGTCATACCCGGCGATAGAGGCCGCCATGTTGTCAATTAAGGCCTGCATATTCTGCCGGAATGAGCTGTTCGGGTTCTCAATCTCCGCCTTGATGTTTTTAACGGTAGTCTGGATTTTGGGCGCTGTGCTGGACAGAGTGACAAGGTTTTTTTCGGGATAGTACGGATACCGCCAGTACTCAACTACCTGATAGTCAAGAGCAATATTTTTGATATCGTCAATCAGCCGCACCACAGAAAAGAGGGAAAAGTCCTGCCATGAGTACATTTCCGGGTTGGTGGCCGCCAAGTCATAGACGGTGCACTCGTAAGAGCGATCCGGGCTTCCCCCGGTCTTTACCGCCGCCTGTGCCGCCTCCAGAAGATTTTCTTTAATGGTGTACCGCTCGTCCTGCCAGTACGCACAGATTACCTTGTCGGTATAGCCGTGGTACTCTACATAGGGCTTGCCGTCGTTGATATCTGCAAAGCTTAGGCCGTCCTTGCCGTAGGCGTAGAGCCTTGTAAAAAAGTCGGTGCTCTTGCCCTTAAAGTTAATCTCTGTCAGGTTAAGCTCCCGGCTCGCAAACGCTCCAAGGGGTTGAAATGCTGACAGGGTGTAGGCTCTTACAATCTTTGCAGACACGTCAAACCGGAACACTACACCATAAGTATTTACGCACTGCTGGATCACCTCCAGCGGCGTATAGTTGCCCTCAATCGTCCGGCTGATGGTGCTGCCGGAGTTGTCCACAAACAGCCACCCGGACGGGAGTACACCGTCAACCGTCTGCTGCAGGGTTGCGGAGTTGTTGCTGTATCCCAGCTTCATCTCTGCCTTTAAAGCGTCAAGGTTAAGCTGGCACTTGATTTTTGCCGTGCTTGCCCCTGCGTCTATCGCCTTGACCAGATACGGCTGCTCATACTCAATCACAGCCTCCTCCAGTACGTGCGGATAGTTGTCATCATAGATCGACATGTTAAAAATCAGCTCGTCCAGTCCGTTGGATTTTTCGCAGATGTAAAAATCGTCTACATTTAAGACGGCGCTCACGTCTGATATAAGCTTAAGCATTCCATTCCCCTCCTATTAAAAATATACTGGATAAAACTCTACTGTCAGAGTGTCGGCACACTCCAGATTATTAAGCCCCGGCTTAAGGATCGGGAACCGTATCCACTCCGCATTTTCTGCCGCCGGAACCCCGTCAACCAGAATCCGCTTGTTAATGCCGTCAACCACAAGGCGCTGGCCTGCGGTCACGGTCTTAAATGTCACGCTCCCAACCTTGTACCCGGTTCCGGACGTCCCGACCGTACAGGACAGTATGCAGTCTGTATCCGGGAGGGTGCTGTCACACGCTACTGTGTTACCTGTCACCGTCACCTTGTCCCCATGCCGTACACCAATAAGCGTATACTCCACCTCAATGAGCTCCGGGGCCGGGTACGAAGAGTCCCCGATAGCTGACAGGTATGCGGAGTATCGGAATCCATCGTCCATTAAAAGCTCATTTTTGCCAAAAATCAGCATATCAAAAAGGCTCTTTTTGCGGGTCACATCGTCCCGGTCCGTACCCTCAAACACCACCGGGAGGGTGATAGTCATAAACCCTGTTGTGCTGGTTAAGAGGACAAAACTTGACCGATTGCGTCCTTTAAAGGCTGCCGTGTCAAGCTGATATCCGCTTGTCTTGTACTCCATGCGGAGCTGACCGCCGTAGTCGGCTATATCAATGCCGTTTATCCACATCCTACATCTCCTCCCAGCTTAACTGCTCGCCTGTCCACCATGCGCTCGCTCTTGCCACTTCCCGACCGTCCAGATAGAGCGGGACTGTGATTTCTGCCCCTGCCTTGTAACTGCCGGAGAATCCGCTTGTTAAATCTTTTGCGTACTCGCTCACATCGGGGATGTTATAATTTACATCTGCAGTCAGTCCGGCGATTGCCCGGCTTCCAAGATCACGGGCGGCGTCCTCTGCCAGATTGTCCTCGTCAAAAGCCTGCTCCAAGCCTTGCGGAACCGTAACGCCGATCTTTTTCGCTTCTTTCGATGGCGAATGAGAATCGAAGGCTTTTTTAAGCGAATTCAACGCATTTTTCGCCAAGCTCTTGGCCTTGTCATACAGGTATGATGCTGCCCCCATGAGGCCGTTTCCAATGCCATGTACGACATCTTTACCGACCTGCCCCCAGTCCACATTATCAAACGAGTGGAGAATATCGTGGACAAGTTCCAATGCTGCGACTGCCAACCTCGGCGCGGCCCTAAGTAACCCATTCACCAGCGCCACAACTAGCCGGATCGCTGTCTCTATGATTTGAGGGAGTCGTGAGCCAATCCCTTCCACAAGTGCCTCTATCAGAACAGCCGCCGTCTCTATAATGTCGGGAAGCATGGATATAAACCCATCAATCAGCGTCATGATCACGTTCAGGGCTCCGTCCATGATCTCCGGGCCGTTGTCCTTGACAGACCCCAAAAAGGCCTCTACCAGCTTAACCGCTGTATCCACAAACTTAGGCGCACCATTGAGCAGCTCTGTGATGGCTTCAGTCAACACCACGCCCGCAGTCTCAATAGCACCCTCGACGCCGCCCTCCTGCGCCGCCGTGGTCAGCTGGTCAACCCACTCATTGACCTTCGGGAGCGCGTCCTGCGCCAAAGAACCAAATAGATCCTCCGTCAGTGTGCCAGTCAACGCCGATACATTGTCCTTGAGTGTGGACATCTGCCCCTCGAACGTCTTGGACTGATTCTCCATCGCGTTGTAGAACTGCCCGCCGGATTCTGTTGCTGTAACAAGCGCATCGTTCAGCTCCTCAAATGATACGCTTCCCGCAGATACACGCTTACGGACCTCTGCCATGCTCTCGCCTGTCTTATCAGCGATAATCTGGAGCGGGTTAAAGCCTTGGTCAATCATCATGTTGATCTCTTCCAGGGACGCGTACCCATTGGACTGGACACGACCGAACGCCGTCGCCATTGTACCAAGAGCCTGCGCATTGCCCTGCGCTACATCGCCCAGCCTTTTCAGCTGATCCGGCAACTTGTCGGCGGTAGAGCCAAACGCCAGAAGCGTCTTTGACGCGTCAGCCAGATCCGTCATTGCCAGAGGGGTATGCGCCGCCAACGTCTTGAGCTTATCAGTCAGTTCCGTGGCTTTTTCCGCATCGCCCAGCATCGTCGTGAATGCCGTCTGATAGGATTGCATCTGGGCGTTGTATTCGATGCCCATTTTTGCAACAGCGGCAAGGCCAGCACCAGCCGCCGATGTAAGGCCGACAAATGCCACTCCTATACCTTTTAACGCTTTTTTTCCAACCTTCCCGAGCTTGTCGAATTTGCTGGAGCTTTTTTTGACTGGATTGTCAAGCTTGTCAAGGCTCGCTTCTGTCTTTTTTATCTCCTCATCAATGCCGCTGTTGTCAACGACTGCTTTATATCTTACCTCGCCAACATCTGGCATATATCATCACCTGCCTTTTGCCTGTGCTTCCAGCATGGAGTACAAGCCCCGGAGTGCCTTTTCTTTTTGCCCCTGGGTCTTTTTTATCGCCACCTCGGTTTTTGCCTTGATAAGCGCCGCCCGCTCTTTTGCGTTGTACTTGGTAGGCTCCGGGATCTCCCTCTGCCGGATCTCGATCCGGTCTGCCAGACGTGTCCCCCTTGGGATACCCTGCAAAAGCTCCGTAAACTCCCGCCACGTGAGCGCGTCCGTGTGCAAATTTATCCGGTACGCCTGCCAAAAGGCCGAAAAAATCAGCGGGGAATCCTGCTCAAAGTCAATGACAGGCTCTCCGCTGTTTTTTGGAGTGTCCGGGAAGATGGTTTTTACCACTTTTTCCAGCAACTTCGGCTCGTCCGGGTGCTTGCCTATGATTAAGTTAGCAAGCGCCACCTCAATCTTGATTTGCTCGGACAGCTCCGGATCGTCCAATGCGTCCAGTGACGCAAGTACATTTTGCCAGCACAGGTTGAGCTTGTAGGTCTTTCCGCAATGCTCAACCGTATCTTTCTCCCGATCGTACAGTTTCATCGGCTCATTTGACGGAACCGCTCCGCCCGCTCTTTCATAGCCGCCTGTACCTGCGGATTGATTACGTCGGCAACAAACGGGGATACGTCCATAAGCATTTCCGTCCACCGGCACTTGTTCGGGTCATTGTCGCCGTAAAAAGCCAGCAGTTTATCACAGCCCGCCCGACCAAATATCAGTCCAAAAAACTCAGTCAGTACAAGGCCGTATGATGTCAGCGCGACCTCATCAGTGGGGTTGGTCTGTAAATTGTGCTGTGCCTCGCCCAGCATTGCCCGGAGGCGGTTGTACTGTGCCAGAATGTCATCAATATAGAGTTTGACGGGGAGGCGCAGGGCCTCCTCGCCTTTTGAATCGTTAATAACCAACTCGTCGTTTATGGTCTGTTTGCGCTGTATTGTGTACATTCCATTTCCTCCTCTTTTTACTGATTGGCTACTACGGTAGCCTGTCCGGGTGCCACTACTACACTGGTGGACGTGTTGACCATCGCCACGGTCACAATGTTACCGTTGGGGATTGTGTAATCTCCAGCCGTAAAGTCATTCCATCCAGTCAGTACGCTTCCGACTGTTGCGGTCGGTGCTACAGAGCCGTAAGCCCATACATATTTACAGCCAGCCGCCGCCTGCTCCGGTACTACGGACAGCGCTGTGTCCCCGGTTGCTGTGCCAGCTACGGACTTAACCTCAAGGGTTGCCCCCGGAGTGATGGTTGTAAGGGTCGGCTTGCCGTTAAAGCGTACCTCAAAGGATACCGCGGATCCGTCCGTGGTGCCGCCGCCCAGATCCGTCATGTTGGCCAGAGTAATCGGGCATGTGATCTGGTTGATCGTGCCGTCCGCGTTGCCTACAGAGATCCTAAAGTTGGTGTTCCGCTCTACCATCAGGCCGTACTTTCTCGCAGCGTCGAAGATGTAATCCTGTGCGGGGTCTCCGATGATTCTGCGGCCTGTGCAGGTGTAGGCCGGAGCCATGCCTGTCACGTAGTTACTCGCATACCCCTTATTGGCAAAGAAAAAGTACTGCTGTACTACCTCATTAAGCGCTTCGGAAAAGTTCTCAATTCCTTCTCCAAACGGCTCCCATGTGCGCTGCTGTCCGTTCGGTGTGGTGTCAATCTCGCACTGGATGCCATGCGCTACAAGTAAAAAGTTATCTGCCATTATACTGCTCCTTTCTTGTTGTAAAACTTCACCCGGAGGCTGGAACCAAGAACCCAGTTCCGGTTTTCCTCGCGCCCGATAACGCTCGGGGCGGCGGTGGTTTCTATTGCGTAAATCTGCCAGTCCTCCGTATACGGGAGGACTTTAGACGTTGTAAGTGCGTGGTGTGCCCGCTCCATATCAGCCATTACAGTGTGCAAATCCTCGCCCTTTCCGTTAAAAAGCACCGGAAATGATTCGTTTGTGGTCAGCGGCCGGAATGTGGCAATGGGTGCTCCGCCCGCCATGCTGACAGCGTAGCCGTCAAGCGGAGGCACTGACCCGATTACCACCTTTTTCCCGGTGATGGCCTGTACCATCTTCTGGATTGATTTGACAATCTCCTCTCTCATGTAAGTGCCTCCGTAAATGCATTCTGTGCGACTTTTTGCCACTCTTCCCCGTGCGCATCCTTGGCATTATCAACCCATGCGCTCCCAGTGCCCGGCGTGGTGTAGTGCTTGACCTGGTGGCTGCCGTCTGCTCTTACGCCAAACCACTGATACCCGGCATACACGCCACGCCAGACAAGATCCTTTCCGTCCTCGGTGTCCTCAATCTGGCAGGAATCCCGTAAGATATGCTCACCATCATCGGGCACGTAGTCCAGGCTGTCATTTTTTATCTGGATTGCAAGGGCTCCCGTGGCAGCCTTGCTCGCTCTTTCCAGTGCTGCCGCCCATGCGGCTCTGTCAGTCTTAACCTCTATAGGCATTAAACCAGCCCCAATTCTATGTGATGGATTTTTGAGCCGTCGCAAGCGTCCGGCACAAGGTCAACCGTCAGCACCTCGTACTCGCTTAAAGCTTTCCCTCCGGGGTTTTCGATTACCGCCCGCATGGGCTTCCCGGCCTCCAAACTCTGTGCAAGTAACGCCTGATAGTCAAGCTGTGGCGTGGACAGTCTGGAATCCACAAACAGGATAGATGACAGCGTCACCTCGGTATTGTTTACCGTTTTCCGGATCTCGTCCGTGTCCTGCAAGTGTACCCTCTTAACCGTGTACTCCTCCCATGTGGGAGTTTGCCACTCGTCCATAGCTGTGCAGACCTTAAGCGTCACCACACTCCTAAGTAGCTGCTGCGGTATTGGTCTAAGCATTCGACGCTCCTCTCCATGAGCCCTGACTGCTCCAGATATACGGATACCGCCGGGCTTATCATCATCTGTGCTGCGGTCTGCTCTGTCTTGCCGCTGTCTACGTGTACCTTCCCGACCGTAAAGCCTTGTCCTGCCTGTCCGGTCATGGTCGATTCCATACCATACTGATAGGTGTACAGGATTTGAGCTGCCGTCGCCTTTTTAACAAGTGCCTGTGTATAAGCAGGCAGGGCGGACAAGCCGCCCCGCTGAATCTTATACCGTGTCACACTGTCGATTAAGTCACTGGCAAGCTCGGCGTACACCGGAAACTCCTCTTCCGTCAGCGGGCAAGTGCCGTAGATTGCAAGATATCCGTTATAATCAATGTACGCCATTACTTCCCCTCCTTATCAGCCGCCTACTACTGCGGACGCGCTGCCTACTGTGGTAGCTGCGTTGCCCTTGGTAGCGTTGACCAGTGCCACAGTGACAACATGGCCTGTTGCGGTGGTGATATCGTCGCCGTTCTTGACCTCAGTCCAGCCGCTGGTAAGCTTCTGGCCATAGGTTACGGTCTCCGCGCCTGCGCCGTCCTTAGCCACGTACTTCATGCCGTACGGAGCCGCCGGAAGATTGAGCACTGTGTGGGTGCTATCTGCTCCTGCGCTGGTCGTAAAGGTCAGCGTGCCGATGGACGGAAGAGCCGCGATGTTGGCAAAGATACCCGGCAGTCTCTGGTTGAGCGCAAATACATCGTAGTAGTAGCGCTCGTAATACAGCCACTTGCCCTTGCTCTGCGCGGTCGGTGCGGACATCATAGAGACATCGTATACCACCGGAGCAGCGATGGAAGCCGGGTTATACATCAGCAGATTGATCTGCTGTGCATTTTCCGCAGGTGTCCAGCCCTCCGTAAAGTCATAGGCGGTCTTAAGCACGTCGGACGGCACCTCCATGATGGACACGCCGTCCAGCTTGCCTACATTGCGGTCAATGTTGCGGATACCTGTGTCAGCCTCCACAAATCTGGTGATACCAGCCGCCTCCTTGAGCAGCTTGTAAGCGTCCGGGGTAATCTTTGCGCGGATCTGGTCTCTCGGAACTCTCTGGTCTACCATGTACGCAAGGTAGGAATCCCATGTTGTCAGGATATTATCCGCAGTCAGCGCTGTTGCGTCCACGCCACCAAACGCAGAAGCCGCTGCCGCCAGCTTGGAAGCTGCATAAGCGTCCTGCTCCGGAATCTTCTGGAACTGGTTAAAGGTCTGGGTGATGTTGGCCAGGGTAACGATTGCGTCCTCCTGGATATCCATCGGGTCAACCAGTGTATCCCACTCACGATCCATGCTCATGGTGAGGATCTGCTGGTCGGTGTTAAAGTTGCGCTTAAAGTTGCCGTCAATGCTATCTCTGTTGACAGCTCGCGCACCGCCTACGGTCATGCTCTGGACAGCTACAGACTTTCCGCCGATGGGCTTATAAGTCGCGCTGTTCGGGCTTCCGTACAGGTCGGAAAAGTAAGACCAATGCGGGTATGCGTTGGCCATCGCCTTGCTATATTCGGTTGTGTAGTTAAGTGTCTGCTGTTCGAATGCCATATTCTCTTTCCTTTCCTACTTTTTGGTGCCGAACCAGATACCGTCTACCGTGGTCTTTTCCTGACCTTTTGGCATGGTCCCGGATACGCCCGCGCCAAACTGCGGGGTTTTTCCCGGCTCGGTGGTTGTGGTCGGCTCAAAGTACTCTTCGTAATCTTCCGCGACCTTTTTTAACTGCTCCTCAACGCTCGGTGCGCCCTCCTCGCGGTTGAGCATGTTATACACGGTCTCGCGGAATTTGGGTTTAATGCCGGAGAAGTCATCAGTGCCAAGGGCGCGGAGCATGTCACGCTCGCCCTGAAGCTTTTTGTACTCGTCCGACTGGGTTACATCTACAGGTGGCTGATTCTCGGTGGCTTTTTTAATCTCCTCGTCAATCTTTGCCTGCATATCTGCTTTTGGGATATAGTCCGCAAGGCTTGTGGAGTATAACGTCATGACCTTCTCCAGCTGTTCCTCTGTCAGTCCATATCCTGTTAATGTCTTTCTCGTAAATGCCATATTGGCCTCCTTCCGATATCGCTCGTCTCTGCGAATTGCCCGCAAGGTACGGCTGCGGACTGCCACGATTTGCGGCACAGTTTAACGCCTTGTCACAGGGGCGATAAAAAAGCACCCCCGGAGGAGTGCGTCTCAATATACTGCGTTGCTATATGACCCCATAGCTGGGAGATAAAGGATCACCTCCTTAATCGTCGTCAATGTCTGACCCATCACCAAGGGCCGCGGCCAGCTTAAAGTTGGCTTCCTTGTTCCAAAAGTACTCGTACTCCTGGAGCTTATTCTGCACGCTCACGGGTACAACTGCTTCCGCCGCCTGCATTAGCCCGGCGGTTGCTCTAAAATATTCCATGCACAGCCTAAAACTCTCGGTAAGTTCTCGCGGCTCCGTACTCAATACGGTGCTGGAGTATGTCAGCACTGCGTCTGATATGCTCGGCTCACGGTATCCCAGGGCGATCCCCATCTCTGCAAGATCATCGACCTGCTCGCTCATGGTCTCATACCACTCGCCAATCTGCTCATGATTTCCGAACCACGCGGCGTCTTTTCTTAAGTTCCGGTGCAGTGTCATCAGGTTCTGCACCAGAATCTTCATGTACGCTACCAGTTTTTGATACTCGTTCACTCTTTTCCTCCTCCTTTCCCTTTGCTATGTGTTCCCGGTATTCTTCCGGGGCCAGGAACAGTCCACACTTAATGCAGTGCACTCCGTCAGCCCGTCCCTCAAACTCATGTTTACAGTCCATATTGCCCTCCTTATTTGATTTGCTCCCGGTCGTATCGTCTTGTACGCCCGGTCCGCTTGATAAACTCCCTCATGCGCTCCTGTCTGGCTCTTATGACGGCCTCCTGCTCTTTCGCAGCGTCATCAAGCCCGGCGCTTGCAAACGCCTCCATTTTGCGCTTGGCGTTTCGGATATCCCGCTCGTATGCTCTCTGCTGCTGGGATTCCCGGTACAGCCTGTCATTCTCTTTTTTGTCCTGCTCCGGCTTGTCCTGCGGTATCGTGACTTTTGGTATCTGCGGGAGCGGGTAATGTCCGCAGTTAATGCCAAACAGCCCGGCAGGCTTGCCGTAGCTGGTATACTGTATCCCGCTGTATTTGTGCTTTGCCCCGTTTCCGTCCGTAAATGTACCGGACGCTCCGCTCCAGCTGTAAAACTTGCCTTGGTACGGATAGCACAGCGGTCTTGCTCCCGGGTGCTGCGACACCTGGAAGATATCGCTCTTATAGTCCTGCTGTTTGGCTCTCACGGAATCAATCGCTGTGTTGTGCGATGTTGTCCTTATCACCATGCCCATGTATGCCTCCGGAGACCAGTGCCGCCCGGATATATCCACAAACCCAAACAGGCCACGCTCCGCAAGCTGGGCTATTGCCTTTTTTAATGCCTGTGTCCGTGTCTCTGTTCCGGACACTACGGCAATCGCCGCCTGGTTGGCTACACTCTGCACAAATGCCTTGCTAAGTACGCCGATATTAAGTTCCTCCCACTGTACCACCTCGCTTACCACCCGGAGGTATGCCGCCCGGGAAGATTCCAAGAGCGTTGCGTTGGTAAGATTGGCTTGCTCTATCGCCCGTGACATCATGGTCTCTACAAGCTCGACTGTACTATCTACCGGAGCCTGTTCGATTGCCCCCTCTTTGATGGCCTTATCTATCAGGCTTTCCAGGTCTCGCAGTGCAATGGCTGATGACTCTTCCAGTGCAAGCCGGATCTCCATCGGTACTCTCTTGGTGGCCTCGTTGATAATCCGCGCATTCTCGGCGGTCAGCTGTCCCAGTTCCGCAAGCTTGCGAACCTCCCAGTCCGCCGTGCGGAATGCCTTTCCCGTCCCTAAATGCTTTGCGATATTGGCTATCAGCCTGTCAATGCACTCCAGATATGCGTCCTCTACAGGCTCCGATAACCGGAGCGCTGTCAGCTTGTCCAGCTTTGCCACTATTCAGCACCGCCCATCTCCAGCTTGTCCAGTATGCTACCACTCACAGCTCCCTCGTCCGCAATCTGCTGGATCTCCCGGTCTGCCTCGTCCTCGGTCATGCCAAGTGTCTCGACCATAAACCGCTTTTTGCTCATCAGACCGTTTCCAACAAGCAGCACGCCCTCGTTAATATTGGTCTGTCTGTCCTGCAGGATAGAATCATCAAATACCACCTTGCACTCCCAGCCACGCTCCGCAAGGCTCCGGATACTGTATCCCTCCCATTGCAGATCGTAGATGGCTGCCACCTGTATGATTGCATTTACAATCTGGTCGATGGCTGCCTTTACCTGTAACTGGTGTCCCTTGATGGTCTTGTAAGTCTTGGAGTTTTCGCTGATTACCTCCGTGGCCGTCTTAAGACCCTGGGCAGAGTCGAACGTAAAAGTGCCGGCTGAAAAGCCGACCTGTAAACACAGGATAGACAGCAGCGCATTGATGGCGGCTACATGCTCGTCAACCCGGAGCTCTACGCTGTTGTCCTGGATCTTAAGGCTGTCCACATCATCAGTCGCAAGCGCCTCATATGCCTCATCAGAGGTATCAAAGTATCGCCGTGGCATACCCGTCTCCGGCTCTATGACTGTACGGATACACTTTGCCGGGACGATAATCCTTTTACGCCCCAGCTTAAACTCCCGCACAAAGCTGTCAAATGCAATATCCAGCGCCTTAAGCGTCCCCATTGCATTAGCGTAGATACTCACGCCCAGCGGGGAGTTATCGTCAAGGTTGTTTGCCATCGCTGGTCTGTAGTACGCAAACAGTGACGCGCTCAAGCCCTCAAGCGGTGTGCTGTCGTTGAGATACGGGTATATGGTCTCAAGCGGGTAACGGAAGCCCAGGATGTCTTGTGGCTCTGATACATCGCCTTTTTTTGGCATATCCGCCCGGTACAGCTCATTGCTCACCCAGTAGGTGAGACCGTCCCATTTATGCCACTCCAGCCGGGTGTAGTAGTAGCCGTCTTTTGCCTTGCGGTCGATGAATACCGCATCGTATACCTTGGCATTGTCCCAGCCTGTCGGCACAAACTGGTCAGCCATGCAAAAGCCCAGTTTGATTTGACCAGAATCCGGCACCACATTACCCTCGCTGTCATGCCGCTCCTCATACCATGCCTTAACAGCACCACCACCAAGCGCAAGGGACTGCTCAATATGCTCCTGCATTTTTGTCCAAAAGTTGTTTTTTGTGAGGACGTCATGCACAAAGTCCTCAAGCGGCTGCGCCTCTCCATCTCCCTGAGATACGTGTACCTCGCACTGCTCCGACCAGATAAGCCCGGCCAGCTCTGCGCTAATGGCTTTTGCCATATCCATGCGTTCCATGTCTCGCTTTGCCCTCGGGTCTGCAATCGTGGGAGCTGCTACCCTGTGCCACGCCTTGTAAAAGCCCTTATACAGGTACTTCCAGACAAAAATACCAAAGTAGTAAAACTGGTTAAAAGCCGGAACCCCGCCGACCTCGAAGATATCTTTAAACTCTTTTGACATGCCTGTCTCTGCGCCTGTCCGCTGCATCCAACTCCTCACCGCCTTTTTAATCTTGTCAAACATTCTTCCACTCCTTTACAGAACATATGTTTTGTAAAAGTAATTTACGCTATATCTGGCCTCGTCCATCGCATGATTCCACGCATCGATGGGGTTGCCGTGTGCGTCTACGCAGTACAGACCAATCTCCTTTAAAAAATCCTGGTGCCCGTATCTGCTATCCTCAACGCAATAAAAAAGGCCTTTGTCTATGCAGGACTGCATATACTCAATGCCTACTTTTAATCCTTTGCTCGTGCCCTTTATGTCCCGTCCGTTGTTGTCGGCGCAGTCCGAAGCTATGCCAAACAGCTCCAACTCTTTACGCAGCGCCTTACATGCCGGGTCAATCTTCCAGCAGCTCTCCCGCATACCCGTCTTATTGCGGCAGTACGGAGCAAACTCCTGCGCTATCTCTCTTGCCTGTGTACTCATGGCCTTGTTGGCACCGTCATAGTACCAGTTGGCGATACGGGCCAGCCTGTACACCACACGCCCCTCCTCGGTCTTGCGTGTGATGACATTGCAGGATATTGATGTCGCGTCTGTCAGACCACCGTCACCAGAAAAAAACATCTCCACGCAGTACTCACCGCTCGGGATCTCTTTTTTGATATCGCGCCCCGGGTCAAACATGCTGTAAATCACGCCCTCCGGGATAACCCGCAAGCCGTACCAGTCACGCTCCAACAAGTACTTGTTTTTGCAAAGCGTATTATACAGCTCCCTCTTTCTCTGCTCCGTCAGAATCGGATTGTCATCCGGTGTCCAGTGCGTCCAGTAGGTATCCTGTACATCAAACACCTCTGTGATACACGGGTGATTAGGAGCCGGAGGGTTAAGGTCTGCAATGTGCCAGCGTATCCTTGCCGCCATCGTCCGCCGGAATGCCTCCTGTATAGCGTTCATATGCAGCAGGTTAATCTCACAAAAAAAGACGCTCCCGAGTGACATACCCGTAAACGCCTTGTGACTGTCGGCCTTGCCGCCGCCCTTGTAATATATACGCTTATCCCCTTTGGGTGTGTGCAGGAGTAGGTGATCGCCATAGTCGTCATGCTTCATCTCCCACAGCCCCGCAAAAATGTGCTGAATTCCCAGGCCGTCACCGTCCAGCACCAGCTTAAAGGCCTGCTCCTGATTGTAGGCAAGTATCATGTGGTTTTTATCCGGTGTATTCCACCAATACCACGCGGCCCGCGCGATTGCACATGTTGTCTTGCCGGATCGCGGTGTACCCTCTAACACTTCTAAGCAGTGCTTGTATGGCATGCTCAATAGGCTCTCCTGCTTGCCTGACCATCTAACCTGCGTCAAATTTACCACCTACCGCCTTTACAATACCCTCAAACAGTCCCGTGTCTCCCTGCTTAACAGTCTCCGGTTTATCACGCCACTTGTCTGGCTTCCGGTTCTTTAACCAGAAAATCTGCGCCGTAGTGTCGGGCACTACCATCTTGCGGGTGATTGTACTCTCTTTGAGGATACGGTTTCCATTGCTGTCCGTCTCATATACATTCTTGGTCTCGTTGTACTCAAATCCAAGGGCTCTCTTGAGCAGTGATTTTTCCACCTGTCGGTCTACTACGTCCTTCCCCTTTTTTAAGGCCTCGGAAATTTCCACATATTTCCTTTTCCACCTGTACAGCGTATCAGGGTTGACCCCCATGTTTGCAGCGATCTCCGTATCTATCAGACCGTCCATCGCCCACCCCTCTATCTTGGTAAGACCTTCCGGGGTAATCCATTCCTCATATTTTGACAGCCCCATAGTCTCACCCCTTTCCGGTTAGAGGAGGTGCGGGCAGGTCTCCCCGCCCGCCGTTAATGGAAAAATGACAGCAACAGAAAAGAGGTATCCGCTGTGGGCTTGCAGATACCTCTTGCCATTTCTGACAATTATATCATACCACACTACGCCTATGTCAGTCTACGGGCATTACGGGCATTACGGGCTTTTTATATAATTATAAAACTTTCGGCTGACCGTCCGGCGGTTGAGATACATCGTATCGCCAATCTCGTCCCACCCCATACCGTTGATCACTCTGTACCTGATGATGGATTGTTCAGGCTCCGGTGCGTCATCAATATATGCCTCTATCCTCTCCCGGTCGCTCTCCACCTTTGTGATACACTCTTTGATTTTCTCTTCCAGCCGGAGCTTTTCGTCCGTCCACCACTCTGCAAATGACATACCGCCCCCGCTCCCCTTTGGCATGTCTGAGAGCTCGCAGCCTTTGTAAGGGTTAAAGCTTTCATGCCTTGCAAGCTCAATTTGCAGGGAGCGCAGTTTTTCCCGGTCATTTTGATATGCATACAGTTCTTTTGCGTCCATCACGTCCTCCTCTCAAATACAGGGCGGTACGTTCTTTTGACGTGGATCGCACCACCCTTTTAACTTACCGGTAATTTGTCAGCGCAACGAATCACAGAACCGCTCTATGAGCGTGTTGTACTGCTCTGTCATGACTTTTGCTCTGACTGTGGATTCTATCAGCTCGCTCTGCAACCTCTGATTCTCGGACTTAAGCCTTTCCACCTCGTCCCGTGCTCCATAATCCGGCACCGTGTCTGTCCTACTCGGCTCTGCAAGTGTAAGGCCAAGCCCTGCGCTGATGGCGGTCTTAATCTCGAGCATCGTGCCCTCCGGTACATCTCGCAGGTAATCCAACATCTTTTTCTCGGTGGTATAGGTCAGCCGTAGGGGCTGAACATACTTAATTCCGGCGCTTGTCGTTATCTCGATCGACCCATCAAAGCAAATATCCAATAGCGGCAGAACCGTCACCACAATTCCGTCTGTGCCTACCACAATACCCTCTCTCTCATTTTCTCCGGCCATGTACTTCCAGATTTCTCCTCTATTCACGTTCATGCTCTTATCCTCCATTCTTTTTATCGCTCTATATGCTGTAGGGTCAGGGTATCCGGATCCGTTCAGATACTCCCCCCCGGTCATTCATTGCCCTCCGCAAGCCTCATGTATTTCCAAACGCAGGTTCGATTATCATCTACAGACCACGATGTAGCACCCGAATTATAGGTTTCCAGCTTTCCATCACGCATTCCTGCAAAGTATCTGCGGTACCATATTTCCCCATCACTCGATACCAGCACCGGCGTGTCAATCGGAACCTTGCTCCATTCCACAGGCGGCTCCTGGTATTCGGCATTGAGCCATTCACTAAACTTCCTTCTGTTCGCCATTTCCCCGCAGCTGTTACGGAAAAGACAGTCACTACAGTTTGCATTCTCGCACAGTACCGGCTCACCGTCTACTATCGCAATAACCCCGGCAAGCAGATTATTCAGTGTGTCCTTGTACGCTTTTCTATTTGTCATCGTTTGCCATCCTCTCTTCCGCCAGTTTCTTCGCCGCTTCCCAGCGCTCCGCATACTCTTCAGGTGTGATTTCGACCATCTTACCGCCCTTTTCTGCAATATGGATATTCAGTGGAATCAGTTCTCCTTCCGGCGTTAATACATCAATAATCTTTACTGTATCAAAATCTCCTCCGTCCGGATATGCCAGGAAATCTTTCGTTCGTACCTTGTACGGCTTCGACTTAGGCATATATGGCATTGTAATCGGCGGGATGTGCTTCTCCACAAAGCGGCTGATAAATCCCGCATGATATGAACCTGTGTAATCATATCCGGAATACATGATGATTCTATCAATATCCTTATACTCAACCTTCCCGCACGGATATACATACTTGAAAAACGAACTCATGCGCTTGCATTGATAGGTTTTGCAGCCTTTCCTCGTGCACAAATTCCATACTTCTTCTGTATCATCAATCGGTGTCAACGGCTTTCCGTCAATCATCCTGCCCAGTATTGCCTTGGTGAATCCGATACTCATTCCACTGTGTCCATCCTCACACAGACTCTCAAATGCTTTCAATGCGCTCTCATAGCAGGCACAGCCATAGTCACTCATATTCGAGTTTTCATTGTCCCCTCTTTCCCGCTTACACGCAATCTCGACTTCTTTTTTCGCCCATTCGCTCATACTCATTTCAACTTTTCCTCCTATACTTCAACTAATTGTTCAACTTTTTCTGATACTCCAACTGACTGTTCAACTTTTTCCCTCCTGTTCCAGTATCTAACTGCTTCTTCTTCTGTCAGCGCACAGGCTGTACTTACAAGACAGTCATCACATGATACAAAAGGCACACTTGTTTTCCAAACGCGTATATTCTTTCCGCCGCAGAACGGGCACGGTTTAAGCTTCTCCATCAGATTCACCTCCCCACTGTTCGGCCATCGCTTTTGCAATTCCAGGGAATGTCTTGCTCCGAACCTTTCCGCTTCTGGAATATGTGTCCTCCCAAGTTCTGGCTTTGCCGCTTGGTAGCCGTCCAAATATAGCGGCATTATCAGGTCTTGGAAGATTGTTCGTTTTAAGCTTCGGAAGGCCTCGAAGCCATAAGCACGTTCGCTTGGTTACATAGTTTTCCGTATCCTCCACGCTCTCGGCAAACATATACGGCTCAATAATCTGATCCGGCTTGCGGTATGCGCTATTCATGAATCCTACTGGGTTTTCAATACAGATTCTCGGGATATGAGCTAGAGCGAAATGCATGAAGAATACAGCGCCGTATGCCCTTTCTTGCCATCTCTCTACTACTTTTTCAGCTTCCGTACATTTTAGCGAAAAATGTCTTGTGCTTACATTGGAAAGATATGTGCAAGGCGGGTGTGCAATCATCATGTCCCACTGTCCAATCTCATGCACAGCACCGTCCATAGTTACCACTGCCCCCCCCCATCAATGGCTTTCAGGGCGTCCCCCAGTATATGCCATTCAGGGTGGCCGCCGGAAGGCTCCTGCAAATCGCAGGAATAGGCCTCATGCCCGCGTTTGCGGAACTCTTTACATACTGCCTGACTTTCTTCACACGCTATCAATACTTTCATCATCACTCGTCCCTCTCAAACATAATATCCAGCCCCTTAGCCAGTGCATACCCGTATTCCCGGTTTGCTCCGCAGGAGGATTCCCAGCCTTTGAGCATATAGATTGTGTCGCACAAGTCCAGCAGTACCAGATCCACGTTAAGCATTTGCTCCCTGGTAAGGCCATACAGGTCAAGGCCTGCCGGATTGATAGCCTTGTGTCCGCCTTTTTCGATGATTCTTTTTGCCCGCTCAAATTTCTCACGGTAGTTGTCTACGCCCTCAATGGGGCCGCTGATGTAGATGTTCATGCTTTATCCTCCAAAAAATCTGTAATATCCATCTGGCCGTCCTCCTCGAATACCAGCATTTCATTTTTCGCCCTGGTGTAGAAATTCCGGTCAATCTCAAACCCGTAGGCATTGCGCCCCAGTTCTGCCGCCGCCCGGAGTGTTGATCCGGATCCGCAGCACGGGTCGATCACCACATCACCAGGATCCGTGAAGATCTCGATCAGCCTCTTCAGGACTGCAACAGGCTTCTGGGCCGGGTGAATCTTCGGAATGTCCTTTCCGTCCTTTTCCCACGAGAACCAGTTGAGCACCATCTTCCCGGTGCCCCGGATCGTCTTGCCGTTCTCGTCCCGCTGTGCGCCGTTCCGGAACTTCGGGAGCCTGTCACGGTAGAATACCAGGGCGTACTCCGTAGCACCGACAACTCGCATATTCGCCTTGAGCACCTGCGGGCTGTAGTTCTTCACGAATACCAGCGGTATGTAGTGGATGAATCCATGCTTGGCTGCTGCGGCGATCAAGGTCTGTAACTGCTCAAAAGCACAGAATACAATCATGCACGGGCTGTCACTACTCCGCCCTCTAACACTCGGCTTCTTGTCCTCTTTCCGCAGGAATTTATGGCAAAAATGCCAATACTCATTAAAGTTGAATGAGTAATCGGAGTAGAACGCCGCCTTCCCGGCCAGCTTGCTTTCACCGTTCTTGTTATCCCCATTAACATACCAGCTTGGATTGCTCCCATAAAAGTTACTTCCTACTGCATACGGAGCGTCACAGATCACTAACTGCGCAGGCTGTATGGGGTACTTCTTCCAATTCTGGAAGCTGTCTCTGTAAATCTCGCATTTTGTTTTCATGTTTTTTTCTGGAAACCCGGTATACCCTTACCCCGGCCGGAGGTTGGTCTCCTTTCTGCGGTTATTCGTTAAACAACGCCATGTTAATAGTTCTTGCCATTTCCCGAATCTGCATTGCTGCGTTTCTGATTTCGATCATGTTTTCTTTTAAGCAAGTCACTTCCGCTCTTGGCTCATCATTAAGTCTTTCCGGTGTGAGGTTGCTGTAAATAGACGCTAATATCTTTTTTATCTCCTCCATATACTCAAGAGACTCTTTTCCGTAGTCCGCAATACTCGGATTCTGCACAGATCTGTCTGTTACCATTTCCACTTCAGCCATGTTATTTCCTCCTCTTCTTCCCTCTCTTGGTCTTATATACATCGTTTCTCTGCCTACTAACGACGGAGAAGTATCCGTTCTGTTTACTTGCTCTGCTTTTGCTCATTCGTCCTCTCCATCCTTTTTGCCCTGATTATGTCGTTAACAATTTCGGTAGCTGAAGCGTACTTGTACGAAAGCCGCTGCCCGCAGTTGATACAGTAGTTTGCTCTCGCTATCATTCGGAATCCACATACAGGACAGTCCCCCGTCAGGAAGTAATACGAATCACCTTCCTGATTATTTACCGGGAGCCGCATCTGCTTATATATCGCCTCTATGCACTGCTCCGGTGTGCCGATAGCAATATATTTATCCAGCCGCTTTTTTGCTCTGATATAGGCGGTTTGCAATGCCCTTACCATGCTAGGTGTCCGACCTGTAGCGTGGTACTCCTGTACCTCGTTCAGCGCCGCTATAGCCGTGTCCAGTGCTTCGTTGTGATACCGCACCCTTGCCGGTGTTTCTGCCCCGTTTGTGGCAAGGTATTCACCCTTGAGCTGTTCAATCGCTTCCTGCTCGTTCATGTCCTTCCCTCCTATACAACTCGGTTGAATTTTTCCGTGATATGAGGCCAGTGGCTCTTTGTGCCACCGCTTACAGGCTCATAGGTCTGTGCGAAGATATCCGGCTTGCATGGGTACAGTTCCCCGGCCACTCCCCGGATGATGTAGTCTCCAACCGATACATGGTGCCGTCCTTCCAGGGTCTCGATATACAGCTCTGTCGGCGGTTCTTCGCCACTCGGAGAATCGTAGTAGAGTGTGCCACTCTGGAAAGCATCTTTCGCCCAATCAGGGCAGCTCCACTCACCGTTAGAGTACATCAGATCTCCGTCATACTGGAACGCGTCTACAACTACAGGTTTCTTTCTGTATCTCATTCTTCCACCACCTTCCAATGCTTTTCGATCTCTTCTTTCGGCAGAGACATGCTCATGTTTTTCCGACTTAAAATCACCTTGCCCCTGTCCTCCAGATAGTCCCATTTCTGCTGTGGCCAACAATGTACCCATACTTCTGCATCACCGTTAAATGTCGCCACAGTGTAGGTTACGAATGTCTTGGGTCTTGCTTTAGCCATCTACGCCGCCTCCTCTTACTATCTGCATAACTGTCTGATATAGTGCAGAACTTCTTCCGACCAGTTTTGTTATGTATGTATCTAACTGTTCCACTACCTTGTCCACATCGTAGGCCGTTGGCTGTGCATCCATCAGATCACATAAGGCACTCGCTTTATTTGCCGGATAATTATTAGCAATAGTCATTCCAGCAATCTGTTTTTTAGAGGCATCCGCATCTATCAGTCGCATTTCTTTTCCTCCTCATGCTCAACCATCTCAAATTTACCGCCCTTCGGGATGTGGATTTTTATGTTGGGGTAATTTTTAAAATCCTTCGCCGTGGATCTGTCATGCATCTTTCCGACCGTGGAGCTGTCCCACATCTCTCCGACCGTGGAGCTGCCATACATCTCTCCGACTGTGGAGCTGTCCCACATCTCTCCGACCGTGGATCTGTCATGCATCTCTCCGACTGTGGAGCTGTCCCACATCTCTCCGACCGTGGAGCTGTCACGCATCTTTCCGACCGTGGAGCTGTCACGCATCTTTTCGATCGTGGAGCTGTCACACATCGCTCCGACCGTGGAGCTGTCAAGATATACCTTAACGTCATTCAGCAACTTCTTGACCTCGCACCGCTTCAGGCGGTAGTATCCGCTGCTCAACTCGTCAATCTTTTTGTCCACGAGCACGTGCTTACCCCACCATTCTTTTACCGCCTGCCGGAACTCCTCTTCATATTTGCCTGGATCTGTATCGTACCAGTCCGGTGTCACGGCCTGATCTACTACGTACTTCCATCCGTCCGGGTCTGTCCACCATTCGCCATTTTCCGGGACAAGCTCTGCCCGTACAAATACCCTTGACGCGTTGGTATAAGTATCCTCGACATTCAGCTCATGCAGTAAATCGCTGTGACTGTCATTTTCTCCAAGTGCTACCACGCACCGGGTCTTGAATATAATTCCACTTTTGAATCTACACACGTCTTTTCTCCTCCTTAAACTCTACCGCCAGGTCATAGATATACTGGCATATCTTTTCCGCCTCTGTAATCATCAGCCTACCCTCCATTTTTCAAAATCCTCCCAGAAGTAACTGGGATGTGTCCCGAAGCTGGTCTTAATGACCACGAAATGCTCATACAACTGATAGATTTTCCCCTGAATTTCATGCACTCCGTTACTGTCTACCTCCTCGTCCCGCAGTGTGCTCTGTATGCGGAGCTTTATGCGCTCCCCAACCTTGACACCGTGCAACTTTTCCAACCGTCGGATCTTCTCCATCTTCTTCTCTGTCACCGTCATATCCTCCTACTTTCCAACAAGGCTCTCTAAAAACCCCTTGTCATATTCCCGCTCCTGAAAGTTGCTGAAGCTTGTTTTTTTCCCTTTTGGCTCCTCCCGCTGGTTCAGATAGCTCTCGAATTTGCTCCCGAACAGGGTGGAAGGTCTTAAAAACTTTTCCCGCTCCGTACCCTTCCATTCCTCAACCTTGCGGTCAATCACGGCCTTAAAATCATCAAGGGTATAGCCATCATTGACACGTGCCCGTATATGCTTACGCGTATCCTCGGACGAGTGTTTGTACCGTGTCCCGGCTTTGGAGTTTAAATAATCAACCACCGCTCCATACGGGTATGTGAGCTCGCCCCTACTGGTAGGCGGCGACATAATGGTTTTATTATTTATTTCTCCTTTCTCCTTTCTCCTTTCTCCTTTCTCCTTAGGTTCGGGTTTGGTTACGGTTTGGTTCGGGTTTGGTTCGGGTTTGGTTACGGATTGGTTACAGTTTGGTTCGGGTTTGGTTCGGGTTTGGTTACGATTTGGTTCTTTCCCACCCTTGCACCCGTTTTTAAAACGCCTGTTATTTGCGTCAATCTGCGGGCGGACAAGGGAAAAAACTGTGTGTGCTATCGTGCCCTGTTTATCCGGCGGTTTATCATCAAGCCCATAATCAAGGATAGCCTGCACAGATTCCTTAAACGCTTCCGGCGGTAGGTCTTTAACCGCCTCGTAAAAACTGCGGTAGAAAACTACGCTATCCCTCATTTAACTCCTGCCTCCACTCTTCCACATAGTTCTATGCTTGTCTGCCCTTGCTGGACGGCTTTCAAGCGCTGATATGACTTATTCATAGCCTGCGCTTTTCTAAGCGTCTCTAAGGCTCTGCTGGTCTCCTTGGCTATGTACTCCCGCAGCTCGCTGTCCTCTTCCGGCACGTCAAGCCTTGGAATATATATACCGCTGCCAACATTGATGATTAAGCATCCGTGTAAGTTGGCTTCTGCTATCAACTCCCGGAGCTTCCGGTCAACGCTACGGTTCGCAGGTCTTTGTATCGCCCTGTCACGTCCCCGGCCTATCTTCCGGAAGAGTAACCGGGCTTCTATATCCTGCTGCTTCATCGGCTTTTTTTCTCCCATCCAAGTAGTCCTCCAATCTCATAGTCACAAGCCAGTCCTCTCGGTTTTTGCGGTGGAACACTGTGGGGATTTCCCCAGGTCTCGCGTCCCGGACAGCCTGCGCCATTGCTGTGTAGATGTTTAGCGCTTCTACTCTCTTACACTCTATGTGTACGCCAGGGATACCGACCACATCAGCCTCTCCGCTGGTCCCACAGTACTGCTGACCCCGGCGGGCTTTGTAGCCGTGAGCCTTAAGGATTCCGGCAAGTTCACGCTCACCCTTTTTCCCTTTCTCCCTGCTGTTCATGTTCCTCCTTTCTCCCGCCCCGAAGGGCGGGCCTTCCAATCATGGAAGGAGGTAAAATTTTGGCTTACATTGTGTGATATATTATTGCAGTCCAAGTATGTCTGGACGCATAGGCTTTTATAATTCGCTTTTTCCGTATCTGTCCCGGAATGCTTTCCGGGCTTCCTCCGGTGTCATGCCCTTCTTCCTCTTTTCCCGCTCCCATACATTCTGCGCTTCACGCTTAAGGTATCGGTTCGTGAATGCGTCCTTGTGTACTGCGTTCTTACCGTTCCTGTGGCACCTATCGCCACACAGCCAGACCACAAGGCCATCTTCATCGGAGTGCTGTCTGTTCGGGGTTCCAAAAAAGATATGATGGCATTCCAGCGGATCCCCGTTGCCGTTCCTTCCACATAGAAAGCACACTTTTCTGTCATCCTGGATTATGCTTTTCTGCATCTTCCATCATCCTCCTTAATTCATCAGGTGTCAGGGTTTCAATGCCCTGCTCCTTGCATTCCTCAACTAATCCATTGATTAACACGCTCATTTCTTTCGTATCGTAGGTGTGTGACCCTCTCAGCATCAGATACGTGCGATACATCTTCCCGTCTCGTCCTTCCTTAACCTGTGATGTAGGTTTCACATGATAAGTCTCGGCATTGTTGACAGCTTTTTCTGCCTTGTCTGTATCTGGGAAGATGTTGTATATCGGGCAGTCATCGACAATCTCAAGTTGGCCATACCGCCGGAGCATGATGTTGTGTAACTCGGGTCTCGACAGGTTGAGCACTTCGGCCAGCCTCGAAAGAAGCACCCAATAGTACTTATTGGCATCCAGTGTCCGCTTTTCCCTGTATTGCTTAATCTCAACCGTCAGCTTTTTGTCCTTCAGCTTTTCCAAGTCCTCCGGCTTTGCGTCAATCTCCAGCGTCACCCGTGTTCTCCGACTTTTCCAGTCCAGGAATAGGTCTTTGAGAAATCCCGTGTACCTCATGTCACTCGTCCTTATATGTCTGCTTCAGATACGCCAACATCTGCCCGGCTGTGGTGTTCGTGATTCCTTTCCAGCTCACTCCAAAGCCCTTGCAGATATCCTCAGGCGTGGTTCCGTGCTTTTTGCAAATGCTCTCGATGGTCTTAATCATTGCCTGCGATGCGGGCTTGTCTCCATCTTGTGAAAGCGGTGGTTCCGCCTGTGATGTGTATTTTGTAGAATCAGCCCCCCAGTATACGTCAGCTCCAATACCAAGTTGTTTACACGCTACTGATATTGCGTCGGTGGTCGCCATCTTGTAGCATTCGTCGGAAGTGTAGATTCCCTTGCTTTCCAACGATCTGAACATACTTCCGCCGGTTCCTTCGATAGGCTTTGACCATTCGCCATCAACCTTGATATAGAGCTTGATATCGACGAAAGCAGCAGCTTCCTTTTCAGATTCTTCAATCCATTTCCGGGTTGTTTCGTAATACCAGCCAACGCCGCACGGGCCGAACTGTTCAGTCAGTACCTTAATCCTCCACATAGGGTTAATATCGGTCTTTCCTTTTAAGCGTCCGGCCTTAATTTCTCGCTGGGCGTTATCAGGAACCGTCCTGACGGCTTCATATAACGTCATGCTCTTGTTCTCGCTCATACTCCTCACTTTCCTCCTCTTCCCACTTGTTCCGCTTTCTCGGCAGTGGTACGCCGTACTCTTGCTCGTTCCATTCGGAATCAATCAGCATCCGATTCTCCAACATTCCCGTCCTCCTCAAATCCAAGAATAATCAGTGCCTCGTCTATGCTGACATACCGCTTTTCCTTAATAAGGTCATGGAGCGCATTCACACGCCCTTCCATAGCGCACAAGGTTCTATATTCATCCAGCGGGATGCATACTCTACTTTCCATTTGACTTTTCCCTCCTTATCTGCTATCCTCAATGTAGATATTTTCCTGTGCCCCTTTGCCATCCCTCGGCTACGGGGCTTTTTTATTTGCCATGTTCTCGCTCCAGTTCTGCGGAGCGTGTCAGAATCCATTCAGCATACTCGGACAAGTTTCCGGTGGCCTGTAAGTCTTTCGCCCGGCTGTCCCCGTTATAAATCATCAAGACAGCGCCCGGATCCTCGTATTTCTCGAAAAGTTCCGCCATGTAGTCAACCCCAACAAGGATATTGTCGTAAGGGTCGAACAACTCTGTCACCCCAAGGCGTTCCATTCGCTCCCGGTGCCAGCGTTCGGATATCTGCATGAGCCCCATGCAGTCACCGTTTACTGCGTTCGGGTTCCACCGGCTCTCTCGCTCAATGGTCGCCTCTATCAGCTCCGGGCAGATGTGCCGCGGTTCACAGATGGCTTCAATATATTCTTCCAGTTCTTCCTGACGCTCCGCAGCTTCAACCTTGCGGTCAATGACCGCCACCGCACAGGCCAGAACTATGATGATTATGATTCCCATGCGTTTCCCCCTCATGGTGCCACCATCCACAAAATGAGCGCCCAAGCGTACAATCCCGCACAGATTGCAAGCATCCCGGGAAGTTCCCGGAGCAGGGCTCTAATCTCTCGTCTGTTTCTTCTCATACTCTTCCATCTCCTTTCTACTACAATATATTTATGGTTAATATCCCTTACAGCCAGTAAGGAATTATCCA